TCTAATTCTTAAAGATACTTGAATTATATCACGTGCTAAATTACAAAGGCCAGAAGTAAAGATGACTACACGGTCAAAGTCATGTCTTTCATAATTTACACCAACAGTAATAGATGTATTAGTTAAGATTAGATCAGCTTTAGACCATTCTTCATCAACATTATATAAAGTTTCTTTAGTTTTGTCAGAACTGATAGAACAATAAGATAAAATATTTAGTTTTTTAGTACATCTTTTCATGATTTCAATTTCTAAATCTTTAATACCTATGCTACCTTTAGATTTAAGGAAAGGGTAGAACATAAATATTTTTTTACCATTATCTAAATCAGATATAACAGAATCCATTAATTCCTTTTCATTGGTATATTCATTTAAAGTTCTTGATTGTTTTTGATAATCGGAAGTATATATGATGTAGTCTTTGATGCCTAATGATTCTAAAAAGTTTGTTGTTTTTGTGGTGGTAAAGGCATCTAATAAAATAACTTTCTTACAGTTTCTAAATAATTCGCAAAAGTTATAAAAGTTCTTATCTGTTTTGGTGGAATGTGTTGTACTATCCCAGTTATTAAGTAAGCTTTCAATTTCATCAATGACAAGGGTATCAAATTTATTAGTATTTTTTAGTTTATATAATGATTCAGTAGATATGATTAGGTTACGTGAATTATTAATTTTCTTTTCTTGGTCAGTTTTAGAAGATAAATAATTATAGACGTCAACACCAGCATCTTGAAAACGTTTAAATGTATTTTTAGATAATGTTTGACGTACAGAAAGAAGAACGAATGATTTATTAGAATCTTTAAGATATTTAACGGTTGCCCCAGTTTTACCGCCACCCATACCGATATTAAATATAACAACTTTAGAAGGATGATCAAAGTGATCATTTTTGATGTCGGCAGTTTCAAAGTCTTTTAATTTAAGAACTGGAATTTTATAAGAAGCTAAATCAAAAGAATCAATAAAATTTTTAGTTCTGATATCACTTAAGCAGTTAATATTAGGATAATAGGCAGATAAAATTTTTCTGATATAAGAAGCTGATATTTTAACTTTATCATCAGTTTTAAATTTGTTCCAGATTGATATGTATTTATTACGACGATCTACTGAATTATTTTTCTTTTTACACCAATCCCAGAATTGATTAAATGTAAGGCCATTATGAAAACTAAAATTACAGAATTTCCATATCATATTATGATGTAAGTCACCATCAATAGGCATTAAGTTTAATAATTTAATGGCATCATTAATATCAGTAGGGTTTAGTTTTACATTATTTAGTTTAGCTTTTAATTCTTCATCAATTTTAGGTAGATGTGCGATGTTAACTTTTTCGGGTTCATATGTTAATTCAAAATTGAAGGGTTTAGCATTAGGTAAAATGTAGTTAGTGATTACGTGGTCATAAAAGTTATTATTTTCAATTATTTGCTGTACATTGCCATTAGGTTTAGATTGGTTGATCATTTTCATACATCTATTTTTAGAATATACGGCATCATCAAAATAATCATATTTTTCAGTTTTATTGATATGTTGTATCATATGTTTCATAAGTAGAAGGTCATTATAATCTTTAATTAATAATTCTGGTAATACTATATGATAAGAATTTTTTTCATTAGTTTCATAACCACTGATAGCCATTTTAGGATTGAAAAAGTATTTATTAATTAAGTCTTTGATGATAGTTAAGTTAATTTTAGAAGTATCTTTACCATCAATATCAAAATAGACCTTACAAGGGAAGTTATAGATGATTTCTTGTATAAAGTTATTTTGATTGACCATATCAAGCATTTTATTTTTAGGAATTATAGCCCAACCATGTGAATTATTATGAACGGTCTTTAATACGATTTCGTTGTCTTTTACGTTTTCAATAAATTTATCTTGAATACCTTTTCCGAATGTGAATCTATAAGAATTTATAAGTTTTGTCTTTGACATTTTATAATATAAGAATCTATAATATTTTTTCTTTATATACTTTTTCTTGAAATTATTTTTACAGCTTGAATTTTTGAAAATAAAAAATGTTTAGTTAAAAGACTACCTAAAAATAAAGCCTATATAAGGATATAAAGAAAATATAAAGAAAATATTATAAAGAAAAATATATAGTTTAATATATAGAAATGAAGACAGTTAAATATACAAATAAGAACGGTGAATTAGTTATCAAGCAATATGATAATAGCAAAGAAAAGGAATATAATAAGAAATATTATGATCAGCATAAAACAGATCTATTAGAAAAAGTAGAATGTGTATGTGGTTGTAAGATAGCGAAAAATGCTTTAAAAACCCATTTATTAACAAAAAAACATTTAAGCCGTTTAGAAAATAAATAAATTATTTAGTTATAAATAATTTATATATTTAGTATATATATTATGTCAAGTTGGATAAACGCAAGCGTAGGATATGGTGATATTGTCACTTCTGGAAACTTAACAGTAACAGGTGATCTTAAAAGTAAAGATGTCATCGTTAATAATTTTGTACAAATTAATAATGCTTCCGATGGTAGTTCTGAAGTAATTAACTATTTAAATCAAAATGGTGCTGATCAAGCCCAGGATTATTTAGTACGTGCTACATGGAATGCTACTACAGCATATCCCCAAGGTTCTTGGGTAGTTGATGCTACAGGTAATAGCTGGGTCAAAGTAAGTGCTGGATCTTCTACACCTGGAACAGCCCCTGCCCCTACTGATTGGGCATTAAAAGCCAATGGAACATCTTTAAGTGCTTCAACTATAACAAAAGACGCATTAGCTGTAGCTGGTGGTGGTCCAGTTTTATATTTAAACAGCAATCCCCAAGGTGTTGGTGTTCAAAGTAAATGGAATGATAATGGTGGTAATTCTGGTGCTGTTCCACCTATCCCACCTTTTTCAAGCCATAGTACACAAGTAACTGATGCTTTAACTGTATATGGTAATAATGTAATTGAACCTACTTCATTAGGTAAAGATTGTGTCTTAAGTTTATCAGTTCAATCAATTGTACCAGGTAACCCACGTACAAGCTATACATTTTATAACGGTGCTGGCAATCCTGGTGGCGGTGCCCCACCTAATTGTTTATCATTATATGCTTATGGTAACATTGGTTCAGTAAGTCAATTATTAAATTCTACCCCTATGATTGATTATACAGGTGATAATTATGGTAGTAGTTTTACTAACCCTGCTTTACTAAATTTTGTAGGCCCACAACAATCTGGTAGGGTATCATTACCTGCTGGTGGCCCATCTGTTGCTGTTACTGGTTTTCCTGCTATCCAAGGTACTGGTCTTGTAGTAGCTGTAGCTGAAGGTACTGTACCTTTCCCTATTTCCGTAGCTATTAATCCTGGTGCTGGTTTTACCATTTATGGTACACCTGCTGGTATTGAATCTGTAGCTTGGTTTATAGTCAGAATAGCTTAATTTTTTTATAATTATATATAATATAATTATATGAAATGTATCCGATGTGATAAAGATGATGATTTAACTAATTTATATAATTGTTTATGTGAAAAAGATGAAGTATCATTATTAAATATATTAGTATTTAAGATAGATGATTATAATACAAATAAATCGCCAGAACTATATAAGTTTATTTATAAGGTGATAGAAACAATAGAAAGAAGGTTATCAAATCGTAAGATGACTGATTTTTACATGAATTCATTTATATTACAACGTAATAAGTTTTATGAACTACCGAAACCAATAGAAATAACTATATAAAGTTCAAATAATGCCCTTCGGGCAGTCTAAAAGGGCGATTTTCCAGATTATTATTGATTTTTAATAGAAATAATCACAAATAATCTAAAAATATCATGATTTATATAGGAAAAATAAATTTATTTTTCCTATATATGGTCAGATTTTCCAAGGAATAATCTAAAATAATCTAATTTCGCCCAATTGTATAGGCCTGAAAGGCCTTTATTTAAACCTTTTAGAAATAATTTATAGATTATTATATATGAATTATCAACTTGCTAAAAATATTAGTAACTTTATTACCTATAATATTAAAGGTCTTCATGTTTCAGGATCATTAAAACGTAAATCATCTATCATTAATGATATTGACTATATTACTAAAAAACCATTAAACCCAATTAAAAATGAATTGTATAAATTATTTGATAATATTGAAACACTAAAAGATGGTATGAAACATAAAAGTTTTTTATTAGAAATATACGATCAACCCGTTCAACTGGATATATGGAAGGCAGAAAATGATTATGAACTATTCTATAAAAGATTTAATCGTGACCTTGAACGCGGTAAAAGTATTTATTATAAAAAACAAGCACGTAAATTAGGTTATAAATTAACTGAAAATGGTTTATATGATGAATCTGGTAATATCGTTAATATAACAGATACAAATCAATTAAAAGACTTCTTAAAAAATGCTTAATCTAATTAATTATAAATTAATTAGTTTAATATAAATTATGTGCTTTGACGTATTTAGATGCTTCAATTAATGAAAGACCTTTATCTTTCATTACCTTCTTTACTATCATTGCCCTTTTGTTTTTCTTTTTACCACCATATACATCTGGTTCAGGATTGGCTGACATTGTAAAAGCTGTACCTTTACCCTTTCTACCACGTGCTTCACCTGATGCCCTTCCACGGGCTTCACCAGAAGCAAATCCACGTGCTTCACCACGGGCTTCACCTAATCCAAAATTTCTGGCTAAATCTGATACTATAGGAATACCTAAATCAGATAAAAATCCTTTACCTTCCTTTCCACGTGCCATGCCACGGGCTTCACCAGAAGCAAATCCACGGGCTTCACCTGATGCTTTTCTTCTTCTTCCACGTGCTTCACCTAAACCTACAGCTTCAAGCCCTTTCTTGGCGATCTGTGCCCCAGGATGTGGTATCATACCTAATACTGGTTTAAGGATTGGATCACTTACCATCTTGAAACCCTTCTTGAATCCATCAGCAAAATCAGACCAGAATCCAGCACCTTCAACTTTGTCGTATCCTTTGCCCATAGCATAACCATGTGCTACTAATGCTATATGACGTTTAGATTTACCAAGACCAACAGCTTCAAGACCATGTTTAGCTATTTGGGCGGCGGGATGGGGAATTAAACCTAATACTGGTTTAAGTACTGGATCACTTACCATCTTGAAACCCTTCTTGAAGCCATCAGCAAAATCAGACCAAAAGCCAGCACCTTCAATATCATCATGACCTTTACCCATAGCATAACCAGATGCTAAAAGTCTTAATTCTTTTTTATTGAATTTACCTTTACCACGGATCTTTTTATATATTTCATAACCTTCTTTACCTATATCATAGGCCTTCTTTCCTGTATCATATACTTGCTTACCTATTTCAAAAGCTTTCTTACCTTTATCTATTAAACCTGAAATATCTGACCATCCAAAGCCACCAGTTAATAAATCTTGGTATTCTTTGGTTAATTCATTATGATGATCTAATCCACGTCTGGCAATTCTATCACCACGTATTCCAGCACCATAATTTAAATCCATTCTTACAGCTTTTGATAAGCCTGGATTATTTCCACCACAACATCCACCCTTTTTATATACACCTACACCACTACCTACGGTTCTTCTTGGTTCATAACCATTAACATCATATCCAACAGGGGCAGGATTTACATCAAGATAATTATGGTCTAAATAAGCTACTTTCTTACGATTCATATCGTTATATTGTCTGGCAATTTCACGATTGTATTCTGTATCAATTGGCATATTATATAATTAATCAATAAATTAATTATATAACTAAATAATTTTATATGTTTACATTAAACGGCCTGCCATTCCTGAACCACTGGATGATTCCATATGCTTACGAACAGCACCAGGTAGGATATGGTGGGGTAAAGCACGTCCACCATCTAACATTCCATTACCTACTATACGTTTTACATGTACATCACCTAAAGGTTCTTGTTGGGAAGCATCTAATACATCTTGTTTGGTTAAGATGCCAGTAAATACGGAAGTTTGTCCTTTTTCATTGACCATAATACCAGAATTTACAGGGATCATTACAATTTCAGGTGTTACAGCTAATGAAAAGTAATTGGCTACATCTAAATTAAATTGGATTTGGAAAGTTCCAAGTGAACCAGGGGCATAATAAGGTTCAGCTAATTCAAGATGTTTACCTACATCAATCATTAACATAGATCCAACAGTAGGATATTGAACAGTTGTGTTATTGTTTGCTACGTTTTGGATTCTATTACTTGATACACCAGACCATGATAACCAATCAGAATTATAACCAGCTTCTTGTGATATGTGGAATAATTGATCTTGTGTAGTATTAGCTAATAGGGCTGTGTGGTTATTCCATTGGATTCTAACACCTGTAATAGCTAAACTATTATCAGGGGATAAAGCACTGGCTGATAAATATGTACCTTGGGCAGGTCTTACAAAGATTATCAATTTATCAGGTACTTGATTTAGGGTAAATGTTTGACTGGCTAATGTAGATGTTCCAGGATTTATAATTACACCTGTACCATTATCTTGTGTAGTTACACCAGCAGGTACATCACCTAAATTAGATGTAATAAAACGGGGATATTCAAGATAAGGTATTACATTACGTTTAGGTACAATATCAGTAGTATGGGGTGTAATGTATTTCATATGTAATTCAGCATTTAATACATTTTGTTGGACACCTGATAATGATACTTGACCTAATCCAACAGTAGAAAGGGCTAAAGCACGACCAGGATCAGAACCATAATTCATAGTAAATTGTAAGTTTTGTAATCCATAAATACCAGCCTTGTTATGAAGGGTCTTATTCCAAATAAAAGGTTGGCACATTAATGGTTCATATGATGTTACTACTAATTTGAAATATTGTGATCCAGCTTGGGGATATAATCCAATAGGGGTAAATGTAGCATCAGTAGCATATAATTTATTAGTAAATGAAGCATTAGGAACTACTTTGTTACCTTGGTAAAATTCATAACCAGTTGAAGCAGTGTTTACAATTGAATTTAATGCTACGTTATAGTCACCATATCTTGAATTTTGGGATGCTGTAAGGTTAGTTCTTTCCCAATCAAGACAGTCAGTACTACGTAGTAATGCTGGGATTACATCTTGAACATTCATTGTTGAAATATTGTTATTGATTTGACTTATAATATTTAATAATGTTTGATGGGTAGGAAATGGCTTTAATGATAAATTATAACCATAAATTAATGGTGATTGCCATGTAGCAGGTTGTGCCCCATTACCAATACCAGGTAAAGGTGCGGAAAAAGTAAGATTATATTCGGTGGTTGTAGCTAAATAGACTTCACGATCTAATACGGTCTGTTCAGATGGGAAAGGCACGACAAAATTTAAAGCATTATTGGATACGCTGACGGCTGGCATCTTTACATATGTTACATTTTGGCCACCTTGAAAAACCCCATAATTTAATGAATTAGTAACCATTAATCTATCGTCTTTTACTAAAACTTTCTTAAAATCACTTGACATAATATATATACTAAATATATATATTATTTTATAACTAAATAAATTTTATTACATTAATCTTTCGGCCATTTTATTGGCTAACATTTTACCCATTTCAGCAGGTTTAGGTGCTTCAGATGCTTTAGACATATTGTGAAGACCAAATTTCATAGGTAAAGCACGACCACGATCTTGGTGACCACTACCTACAATACGACTTACATCTGTTACTGAAAAAGGTGTTTGTTGACTGGCGTCTAATACATCTTGTTTTGTAAGGATACCAGTGTAGGTGGAAGTTTGACCACGTTCAGTTACCATTACACCAGAATTCATTACTACTAATACTAATTCTAATCCACCTTGGGGGATTGTAGCATTGGTTTGATTGTAAATAGTAGCATTAAATTGTAATTGGAAATTACCAAGTGAACCAGGGGCATAGTAATCTTCAATTAGATTGATTACAGTAGCAAAATCTAACATTAAATAAGAACCACATGTACCTACTACTTGGGAATCTTGTCCATAAGCTTGACCTACGAATTCTTGGTATGATTGGTTAGAACCAGCTTGGACTGAATATCTGTAAAGATCTTGTAAGGTAGAAGATGCTAATATACCTGAATTGTTATTGAAGTTAATTGAAATATTAGTAATTACAGGTACAACATCAGGATCAGTAGGTGATTGTAAAGCTAATTTCTTTCTGAAAAATACACATATCTTATCAGGGATTTGGGTTAAATTATAGGTATTAGATGATACAGTTGTAGAAGCACCAGCAACAAGTTGGGCATTGGTAGCTGTGCTAAAGTAACGATCATATGTAAGTAAAGGGATAACGTTACGGGCAGGCATTAAATCAGATGGGTGGGGGGTTAGGAATTTATAGATTAATTTAGAATTTTTAACTGCCTTGAATTGGGCATTTTGTACTTGGACAGCTACACCAGCAGGGTTAGAAATGTAATCTATATCAGAACATCTGAATACACGATTGGCATCACCTAAATTGAATTGAAGTTGTACTGTTTGGACACCATAAATACCTTGTTTATTACTTTTAGGATTGGAAAATAAGAAAGGTTGGCATAAAACAGGTTCAATAGTGTTAAAAGCTAAAGCCCAGTTTTTACTGGCTTGGGGATTAGCTGAATTTTGGGGTACATAGTTAATACCGTCAGCACTGTAAAATAATGTTACACTGAATTGCTGGGCTAAATTTTGTAATTGGGCTAATGTACCAGCAGGAAGGGCAGGACCAAATCCAGCATAAGCACCATTAGATAAGATATCAGAATCAACGGAATTAGTAAAGTTTCCTAATACGTTGTAAGGTATGTTACCGTTAGGGCCATTTACACCATCGGAATATCTGGCTAATTTATCAGGCATAGTAGGACAAGATGAAAAACCTTTTTGTAATTCACGGCTATCATTAGATCTTAAAATAAAAGGTAGGATATCTTTGGTGTAAATACTGGTTACATTGTTGTTAATTGTGGTTTGTGTAGATGTTACACCTTGTTGGAAAGGATAAGGGGCTAATGAAAAGTTATTACCATAAACTAATGCTACAGGGTTAACTGTATTGAAAGTTACTAAATTGGATGTATCTAAAAATAAATGTCTATCTACGATAGTTTGTTCAGATGGTATTTGGGTGTTGAATGTTACGGAATTAGTACTTTCAGCCACCTTCGCAGATACTAATGATACAACGTTTTGACCACCTTTGAAAACGGCATAATTTAGTGAATCAGTAACCATTAATCTATCGTCTTTTACTAAAACTTTCTTAAAATCACTTGACATAATATATATACTAAATATATATATTATTTTATAACTAAATAAATTTTATTATATTTGACCCTTATTCTAAAGATATTATAAAGTATAAAATTATAATATCTTTTTTAAACAAATAATACCATTAAGGTGTTCGGAAGTTTTGTCGCCTTTTTCAGAATACTATAAAGACTTTCCCAAAAAAGCGACAAAACTTCCGAATACCAGAATAGATTAAAAATAAAAATAAATTAATATACATACATCTGTGGTGCTATCATGCGACTGGTTTGCTATATTCTTCTAATCTATTTACACTGAAATCTTTACGTCTAAACATAATCTTCATTGATGCCCCTGTACCTGGTTCTAAATATAAGGGGTGATTTATACCATAAATATCTTTCCATGATACGGATATCTGGATAGAATTAATAGGGCTATTACTTTGTAGATCAATTAAACGATATTCAGCTGTAGGACTGTAAAATACTGTAGGCTTATATTCATCACCACGTGTTAATGGTACTTCTAAATCGGTAATAACGGCACTAAAATTGTTATTAGGTAAATCACTATCTAAATCAGGGTTAGAATTTACTATAAATGGATTGGCTACAAGTTCATTACATACTGGCATTAAGGCAGTAGTAAAAATTAAAGATGTTACAGGATTCCATAAGGGTACAGTACTATATGCTTCTTTTAAGATTTGGAAATAATCAGTAGGTATAGTAATAGGTGCTGTAGGATTGTTACTATATACTTGTTCATCTACAAATGGAAAATTTGCTAAATCACTATTATCTAAACCTAATATACCAGCTTTAGAAGCATATGTTAATGGTGTACCATTGCTATTCCATCTTGATGGGTTAATTATTAATTTATACCATCCTGAATAGCCAGGTGTACCTGGT